TGTTAGGTAATCTATGAGATGGTCTGCCTTATCTAAGACTTCTTCTGTCACATCTTCTTCACTGTCGATTGCAAGATACTCCAATAGTGTGTCATATGCACTATCGTATGCTTGGGACTCAACCCACTCATCACCTTTAGAGATTATCTTATTCCAATTGAAATCTCCTTCTAAATTAAATTCTTTCACTTCACTCATTTTATACTCCGTATAAGTTAGTGTACTGTTTTCGTAAACTAACTAATTCATCAACGTGTTCATTTGGAAAACTCCCAAATGCCTGAACACCACCTGTTTGACCCTCTACTACAACAATAGCAAGAATCTCCTCAACTTCATAACCAGTCATCTCTTCAACCATCATAGCGTAAGCAGTCATCTGAATAAACCATGGTTTTGCCATGTATTCTTCTTTCCACTTACTTGATGTTTTGAAATCAATGATTGTAAGTTTATCTTCAAAGAGACCAACACAATCCACTCTTCCTGCCATCTTAAGTGTATCGGAATACAGAGGCGCTTCTAGAGCGATCGGCTGGATTTCATCTAATAAGGGTAAAGCGGAATTGAACATCTGTTCTTGAAGAATGTTATCAAAGATAATTTCTTCTTCTTGTCTAAGATACTTTTCAAAGATGTCATGCATCTTAGTACCACGTTTTGTTGCCTGTGCGGTAATCTTATTCGCTTCTTGTTCACCAACTCTAGCTCTCCACAACTTTATATGTTCTTTGTTAAGAAGACCTGTTACGGTTGTGACACTTGGATACTTATTACCTTCGGGTGTTTGGTAAAGTCGCTTTCCGTCCACCGATTCGGCTTTCATGTCGAGTAGTTCTAGTTCATGTAAATCTATCATAATATATACCTATTTTACTTCTTTCTTGACTGTATGTCAATATGCTTTTTTATTGTTTCTCTTGTCTTAACTTCTTTAGCATCTTTTCTGTGATATCTTTCCCCAAGTGGAGTGTCGATATTTTTGGAGGCGATATTCTTAAGTACATCATTAAACCCATCGGACGCTTTAACTCTGTCACCATGACCACCTACAATTCTAGGGGCGGCTATTTGTTGTTTTAAGTGAGGGTTATCTTCTTTGAACTGGTCTAACTTAGTGTAAGACATGAAGTGTTCTGTCACTTCACCAGTTTCGGTATTTAAGAAATCGTATGTTGGCATATTATAAACTCATAAAGGTTGGTACGTCACGTTCTGTCCACTTTGCGAATTCCTTCTTGTAGACTGCATAGTATTTATGGTATGCATCGAGAGTCGATTCCATCTTCACATCGTCTGGCATACACTGAGGTGGTTCTGACCATCCACCTAGTGTAATCTTGTTTGGTAACTGATTGAGTAATCCTCTAAGTTTAAAATCAGTTGCATGAATCTTTTTATATCTGTGAGTGTATTCGTCACACAGTGCAGTAAACATATCATATGCATACTGATACTGGATTGCGTTCTCACGTACCCATCGTGTAGAAGGGTGATTGATGTGTGATGCTTTGTATAACACATCTTCCATGTTTGAGTTGTCTAGTCTCCATCTCTGAATCCTACGACCACTAGATGCATCGGTATACTGAGTACCGTCTAACATTCTATGTGCGGTAGATAGCATCTGAGCGTACTCGATAATCATCTTTACTACATGTTTGTCACAATGTAGTGTTGCAGAAATTTCGGGGTCTTTGTCTAAGTAAAATAAGTTCATGATTATTTGTAAAATATGTGTTCGTTAATAACTACAGTCTCGTTCAATGAGTCTGCCCAATATGGTAATGTCCAAGTTGCATGATAATGTGTTGCACCTTCTGTAATGTCACCATACTTAGATTGTATCACATCTCTTGCAATGTGCATAGAGGATAACCAAGTTGTACTATCCACTGGGTCGTCTGACTTACCATCACAAAACCAACTGAATTGACAAGCGTTGATTTTAGGAACCATTTCACCTTTCCAATTTGTTCTCAACTTTGCTTGGTATACTACACCACAAACAGTATCGGGATAAGCATAATGCTCAACCCTGTTTAACACTACTTGCGATACAGCAATCTTACCAGCGAGTGGTTGATTACCTGCCTCAAAATAAATGTTCTGTGCCATGCAATAGATTTCATTGTTTGGGTCTGACGCCTCAACCTTCATTGTCATAACACCACACAGGAAACCTAACAAGGCGCCTGATAAAAAACTTAAGTGTCTCATTCTCATTGTATTAACTCCGAACACTGTACATAAGGATTAGTTCTATTCATTGACTCTGCTTGTGTACTAGTGTTATATGTCAAACAGAATTCGTCACCACCAACGGTGTATGAATATGTGTATTCTATTCCATCAATTGTTTTTGCATACTGCAATTCATCACCAGTGTACAAATATGAGATGGTATTCTGAGCATCTTCTATGTAATGTGATACACTATCGATGGAATTTAAAATGTCTTGAGCAGTATTCAAGTCACCATTGTTAACTACAGAATTCGTATTGAAGTTGGCCATAGGGTTGCCAGGCCCAAAGGCAATAGAAAATCTATAGTCATGTGTGACCCAAAAAAGTTTACCTCTTTGGTTGGTTTGCATAGACCTATAATAGTTTGGTTTGGAGAATTGCACTCTAGTAAAACTGGTATCTGATAGGATACCATTATCATAACCACTTGCAACTGTAGAATAAAGATGTACGTCATCCATTCCCATAATATTTGTTGCTTGATGGACTGTAGATGTTTCTACACTAGAAGCAGATACAGAGATGTTACTAAATGACATGGGGATGATGTCTCCCTCATATGAATATAGATTACCATCTTTGTCTGCTGTAATACCACTGTACAAACTTTCTGAGTAAGTCACTAAATCGTTGAACACTTGTTCCTCTTCTATTGTATGATTCATATCAAAATCTAGTGTGGTGAAATTACCACTCATAACATCTGACATGACTCCTTCACTAAAGACATACCTATAAGGTAAGTTAACAGTATCCTCTAAAATATCCTTAGCAGTTGTTACTGTTGATATGATGTCAACAATGTCCATCGCTAATTGTTGTTTTGCAGTGTCCTCGGATTTAAAGAAATCCTCATAGAAGAAATCTAAACTGATATCGTACATTTCTAAAAATGTATTGATGTATTGTTCTATTGCTTGAACGATGTTCTCGCCTTGAGATACAGCACCTGTACTACATGATTCGTTAATTGGATAATCTGTTACCATCAAAGATGAAAAGAGAGGATTGATTAATGTCGTGAATGGAGTGATGTTAGTTCCGTCTGTAATGTCTCTCTCCAATACACTTGGCATCGCCATCATTTCATATGCAGTGTCTACATATCCCCTATCAGAATCATAAGCACCTTCGGGTACTACAGACATCACTGGTCTTAATGATTTACAGTAGGATGAATAATCTGTTATGTTGTCATCTAGAAACTGTCCATTAAAATCACTTGGTGCATATTCTTCAGACTCCCTTGTTAGAAAGTAGTAATAATTATCTGGCGGGTCATATGCTCCAGTCTCAATACATCCTTGAGAATCGTAATTGATGCAAACAGTAACAACAGGGTCAACACCCATCCAACTTGCTGATGGTTCGCCTGTATCTTGAAGACCATTGTAATTCCAATCAAGGAACACATTAGCACCTTCGATGTATCCATCGATAACCACAAACTGGTTAGTGACATCATCTAAAGTGGTTGTGGTAAAACCTGTGTAATAGGTTATGCCAGAAGGAGCGACTACAGGGGTTAAGACCCCAGCAGCTCCACCACCGCCTCCGCAACCAACTAATATGGTTAGGGATATTAAACTTAAAAAATATTTCATGTTATACTCCATGTGTGACATGGTCGTATTCATCGGGGCAATTTTTCACCCCACAAAGACAACCTTCGCCCACCTCTTCGGGTGCCATGTCCATAGCATTGGTTGTTCCATAAGTTGCAAGATTCATCACATCATCTGCACTGAGTTTTCCACCAGTATTAGATGCAATAAGTTTTGCTTGTTCAAAAGTAAATGTCATAATGATTGTATCTCCTCACAAATTTTTTCGACTTGTTTCCATGTCTGATAACCAATAACATCTTGTGTTATAGGTGTATGGTAACATATCTGTAAATCTTCGTCAAGTACTGCGACTTCCCAAAGACCATCTTTACCACCGTAACTGAAATCGTGTTTCACTACACTGGCACCATACCCATTTTCAAACTTGAATTGAAGTGTAATGCCTCCAGCATACTCCGCTTCCATAGTTTTGTATTCCTTAAGCTGCATTGGCAATATCCTCCGCCAAAATGGTTTCAATCAAATCAGTAGCAATCCAAGATTTACCACCAACGTTCCATTGACACTCTTCAACTGGAATACATCCATACTTCCAAGCGTATACGGTAACATCGGCATAATCCCAGTCATCCACATCAGCACCTTCTTCCCAGTACTTAACTTTGAGACACCACTCACAAGAAACTTTCTCGTTAGGGTCGGCATCTGTAAAGGTTGGTTTACCAAGCACATTACACAAAGTGTTGTAATCTGAAAATATAGTTCCTTGTAGTGATGTGCCACCTACACTCTCTTCAAGTGTAAGGACTTCAAATTCTTTAATAGTATACATTATACAGCCTCCGAATAAATTTCTTTCATAAATGGAGCATCAAGTTCTCCGTTAGCAACCTTGCTGTCGTGAATTGCATCCAACTCCTCAATGAGAGTTTCCGCATCACCACTCCACGTTGGGTGGTCGGGTGTGTTGAAAGGAGAATCAATCACATCAATCTGAGTGATGTAATCAAACGAACCGTTCAATCCGTTGTACCTGTTCACGTGTTTCATCACGAGAGCAGCAACTGACGCCTCGGTAAGAGAAGGTGACTCATAGTAAGAGTGTTCACCCTCACCATATGCATCTTCCTCGAAGATACACTTCTCAACATGGAAACCAATCACGTACTCGGAACCGCCTTTGAACTTGTGAAAGTTCGCACCGTACTCCTCAACATTCTGAGTAGTAACTACGTACCATCTTGCAGTACCGTCTAAAATTTGTTTATGTTTGATTCCCATAATATTTTCTCCTAAATTTATATTATACACATAGTGTAACAAAAAGTGAGGGGCTTTGTCAAATTAAGTAATCTGGCCCATGCACTCTGTGAGTTGAATATCCTTTTGCAATTTCATATCCATCGTACAAGTTACCTCTGGCAGAGTTAAGAGCGGGTTGACTCCAACCCGATGCTTTTAAAACGTCACCAACTTTAAACTTGTTATTACCCACATTAATGAAACCCCAAACTGAACGTTGACTTCCATTATCACTGAATACTCGAATGTACTTCTTACCAATACTATAGTCATGGGTTGTATTCCCAATAGTATGTTCCCACTTGTTGTTTATAGCAGTAGTAATATCTGCACATAAAGTCTCAACTAGTTCTACTAGTTCAATAGCATTAGTTTCCGCAACATTTCTTTTTTCTAAATCGTTCATTTGTATCTCCTTTTTCAATCTATGTGTATAGTATATAAAAAAGTGAGGGGCTTTGTCAAATTTATTTTTCGTCCTTTATGGACTGAGCATACTGGTGACGTGCCAGAGCTTGAAGTTGACCCTTAGTCAAATCGGGATGTTTACGTTTCAAATCCTTTCGCAAATTGAACATCTTACTTGAATCATCTACGAGTAACCAAGCGCCTGTCAGTACGAATCCAAAGACAAGTAGTGCCAAGATTGACATCATCAAATTTATTAAGTTTAAGTTTTCCATAGTTTATTTTCCTATATGTTTAACGTCATCACGTGGGATGACTTGATAAGCACCTTTATTATAAGCGGGTGCGATTGTGAAGTTTTTAGACTCTTCTACCTTCCATGAATCGTCTACGTTTGTTTTCGGAAGACCAAGTGGAGCGGAAGGATATTCCTTAGTCTCTCGAACTGGTTTGGGTTCCACGAGTGGGGAATCCCAATTAAAATCTGACATCCTCTTTGTGCGAGTTCGCATAGATTTTGTCTTTCGTTTCTTGCCGTTCATACTGTATCGAAGTGAACCAGCGTAATGGTTTGTCATACCCATAATATACTCCTAATAAAAAATTCTGGCGGGATGGGTCTCAAACAAACATCGTATAATGAGTTGTAGATTTTGTTTTTATTGACCCTGTCCCTACCCGAGTGTCAAGCACCCCTATTTAAATCGGTAAAGAAGATATCCTCTTCTCTGTTCTTTCCTTAACATCATCTAATGTGTAATGTAACCCACTAAACAATTGCTTACTACCATTCTTCCAGTCAACAATGTATCGCTTGTAACCATTTACACGGTCTTGGGTGATTACAACATCACCATAACTTGCAACTACTAATCGCATGCTGTTCCATTAAGATATTTCTTGACTGCAAGTCTTTCGTTTTTACTTAAGTCATCAATTCCTTGAAATTTTGACCATGTTGTACCAAAAGACATGAATTTGTTTGCTGCTGTCACAGCAGAGTTCCACAATGTTAGGGACTCTTCATCATCCTTTGGGAAAATAGTATTATTTTCACACTCTTGAATGATTTTGCGACCTAAATCGGTGTACGCTCGTTCATGTGCGGATAGTTCGTGTTGACTTTGTATCATTTTTTTCTCCTTTTGGTAAAAACACAGTTAATTTATCTAACTTGTGTATTCTACTCAAAAGTGAGGGGCAATGTAAAGGGGTTTTTAAGAACTTTTTTGAATGTCATCGAGTTCGTCTAACTTCTTACGAAGAATTTCAACTCGATTGGGCCAGTAGATGTAGTCTTTATCGGAATCTTTCATAAGATTCTCCAAAAGCGGACGAATGAAATCGTCCATCTTAGCAATGGCGGTTGCGGATGCGACTGTTTTCTCAACAATCTTTGTATCGATGGATGCGAGTTCATCTGCATCAATAGCAGTGAACCCAAAATCGTTATATTCTATACTCATAATACTATTTAGTAAATCTTTCCATGTCTCTGAGAGTTTCTTTATCACTCTGCACTTCTTCATAGTTTGCATGTGCCTGCATAGTCACTTCGGGAATCTCAATATCGGGATATGACGTTGTAAGGTACCAAATAGCATTGGAGATTGACTGATATGATAATGAAGGCAATTCATGATTGATTAAACCTAAATTCATAGTAGTAATCTTACACTTCTTATCTGAATTGTAGGTGTAATTGTTAGACATGTGGTTGAGTGCCGCTTTTGCAGCTGCATACTTGTAACCTTTGGATATGTTTGGTTGTGAGGCACGTGAAGATATGTTGATGATAATCTTCTTCATATCATATCGATATGCATTGAAAGATTTTTCCAGTAAGTCACACTGGTCAAATGGAGCGCCGAAAGCATTGTTGATAAACACATCGTATTCCTGCCATTCCCAATCTTCCCAAAGCATCAAATCTTCAATACGTGCTTCGTTGACGATATTCATTCCACCACCAACTGGTGTGGAAGTAAAAGTGTCACTAATGTTTCTTGCTAAACCTGTACTACCTGTTATTAGGATTTTCATAATATTCCTTCACTAGGTCAAATGATTGTTTACCAAATAAACTCCCATCGACACTACACTTGTTACAAGGGGACATCTCTCTGTTCCCTTTCATTAATCTCTTACGAATCTTTGTCATCGGTTTGCTAAACCACACTTCATGTAGGGACATAGTCAATAGATTACCTACGACATGTTCTCTACCCCAATCGTTAGAGCAGAACAACACATCACCGTTCCAATCTACAAACATTTTATAGAATGGGTAGTGACATGGTTTACCTTTTAAATTCTCTACACTATCATCTTCGATACCAACCCAATCAACTACACCACTACGGTTGTTTAGTATCAGTCCGTGTTTCTCAAAGTCACCCCAATGCATTCTGTATCTGTATTGGTCTTCATGCACTCTTGCTTCTGCCATCATCAAATCAAAACCTTCCATTTGATGAATACCATCATACAGATTAATATAGAGTAAATCTAATCCACTCTTGTACAAACCTGTGACGTAGTCTGAATCTAGTTTGTCGCCGTTAGTGTTACACTCTAGTGTTGCATAAGGTAAGTTTAATCTAAACACCTTAACGATTTCTCTAAAGTTAGGATTCAATAAGTTCTCCCCAAATCCACTAAAGGATATCTTACCGTTGAATCCATTGTCGGCAAGTTCTTCTGCAATCGTGGTTGCACCTTTAATGGTTAAGTGTAAGTTTCTATTGGGGAATACTTTAGGGTCATGTCTTGGGCAAAACACACATGTTCTATTACAGAGTTCTGTGGTGTTAATCTCTACAGTAAGAATAGAGTCAAGTTCTGTTAGAGTGCCTTTCTTTCTCTGCCAGTGTTTCTGTTCTTGTCCTCTACGATGTTCGAGAAAATCATATTGGTCAACTGCTGTAATTGGGATGTTTCTATTTTCGGACACTTATTATTTCCTTGTGATTCTAAGGTGTCGTTCCACCCATTCACCGTCTTCTTCATGTTGTTCAATGTATTCATAATTTATTTCCTCTCCTTCTTGGAATGGACTAAAGTGTTTAGGAACTGCTAACCACTGGTCGTCCTCATGTATTGAAAGTATACAAGATGTCGGATTTCCTTTTGACTTTGCTAAGAAGGTACCGAGTCTTATATTATCTGTTCCTTGTCCTAGACCTAAGTCTAGTGATGAGATAAGCATAACATCATCCTTGGTGTATAAGTACACACCATCTGTATCGTATCTCGTTCCTAGTTTAACTGTGTATTCTGTGGGTAAATTAAAACGCAAAACATCATCTCTGATATTCTCAAAGTGTTCTACATATTGATTACTTATTTGGCCGATCGCTACAGGTAAGACTACTGAGTCTCTAGAAGTAGCCACCGTCTCGGACATCCGTGGAATCATTTTCACCCTCATCGTCTGCACTTACGAACTCGCCAGTGTCTTGTAATTTTGCAATTAAGGCATCAGTCTGTTCTTGGAAATCAAGAATCATCTTTGCCTTAGTGTCTTCTGTAGTCACATTAAATCCAGCATTAAATTTCTCATTCAATACATCAGCAACTTCGACAATCTTTGCCTTTGTCATTCTTTGAAGTTCGTCTGAACTAGGAATTACAATTTCATCGTATTCCTCTTCTTGAGATGCATCAATACGTTCTTGCATATCTGCGAGTAATTCTTCTTCAGTGTCAAATGCTTTTGCATCTACTGGTGCAGTCACTTGTTGTGTTTCAGGCATTTGTGCTTTTATGTTTGGAGCATTTCCAGCAGTCACTGGGTTAACAAATGAATCGTTAAACTGTTGTTCGTCAATATCATCTTGAATTGCGATGTCTAACTCTAGTTGTTCTTCTTCAGTAAAATCTTCTTCAGTTACTGTTTCCTCTGTCCACTCTGCGAAGGACTTCTTAGTCTCTTCAACCTTTTCTACAAACTCTTCATCTTCTGAGATTGGTTCGTCTGAGATAAGTGCATCTGCGATAGCAACTTCATTGACTCTTTCAACTTCCTCAATAAATTCTTCTGTAGTTGTACCACTTGGTCTGAACTCATCAATCTGTGATTGTGTTGCGGTTACAGGATTCAATGCACGAGCAGCTGCAAATGCTGGGGAAGTTTTACCTGTTGGTTTTGGTGGTTCTGCTGGTTGACGTTCTGCAAGTGGTTCACCTGTTACACTAGGTGCATTGCCCTTTACTTCAACTGGAGCAGGTGCGGTGTTCTTAACACGACTCTCGTAAATGTCTTTGAGAACTCTGAGTTCCTCTTCCGCCTTCTTCCTTGCAACTCTCTCATCTGCAAGTGCTTGCTGATGCATTAGATTGATTTCATTTTCTTTGTTAGCACTCTGCAAGTACTCTTCTTGTTGAATTTCTTTAAGTCTCGCCTCAGCAATCTGAACAGTTGTATTAAAGTCAATAATACCTTTTGTAAGTTCTTCACGAATTACAACTAACATGTCTAAGTCTTGTAAAGTGTATTGTCCTTTCGCTAGACCATTCTCTAGAATACCACTAACTGCTTGTGCTGACTTCGGAGCGAGTTGTACCTTAAAGTCTTGGACTCTTCTTTGTATTTGTTGAGTTTCAGTTAAAACTTCGGGGGCCTGCTCTTGAGCAAACTGTGATGGGGGTTGATTTTGTTCTGCCATAATATATCCTTTTTGTGGGGGTTAACCCATGGGGCGGTGTGCGACTAGAAGTTTACATATTGAAGTTTGTCTTATAAACTTCTCTAGTTCTTTATGTATAGTCTCGAACCACATTAATATTTAGTTATCTTATGTCCTCGGGAAACGCATTTTTAGCGATTTCCTTTGTCACATTTTTGAAAGGCCAAGTACCGTCTTTGACTAAGTCTATCATTTTTGCTTCCATAGTTGGAATGCCTTCTAACAGTTCAATCCACATTGTCTCTCTACGAGCAGGTGGTATTTGTTCTGTTACGAAATACTGAAACTTCTTGTGTTCAAACTTAAGTGCGGTTTCAGTGAGGTCGGATGCTGGAGCGCCATTATCATTGTAAGGTGTTGTTCCTTCTGGCAACTTACTTTGAATGTCGTCTCTGTACACCCACATAAGGATTGGTTTAATTGAAGCATTTCTTTGGTTAAATACTTGGAGACCTTGAACTGCAAGTTTAGGGTCTTTCTTTGCAACGATATCTGCTTGACAAAAAATTTCATATGCATCCGCACTTGGAAGCAAGTCTTGCTTTTTTGTAATCAGTTTTAGTTTTGGTTTGTTGGGAGCGCCTGCTGGTCTTCCTCTCCCTCTTTTCTTTTCTTCTGTCATAATGTAAAATCCTCTACATGGTTAAGTAACTCATTTAATCTATGAGATACGAGATAGTTAAAAACTTTGCCCTTAACTATCGTGGTTTTGTCAAATTCGCTTAAGATAGATTCTTCAATATGGTCGGGTATTAAATCCAAGTCAATTAAAGTTTGGTTTCTTAAGTAGTTACGATAGTATTTATCGTCCTTTTCAATGCTAATTCTGAGGTACTTTTCGAGTACTGGTTTTCTCAGTGGTGTTTGTCTGATACCCAAATCAAAGCAATCATCGTTAGATAGTATATTAGGAATACCATCTGACTTGTCGCCTCTTAGAATATGTTCCTTCAAGAACATACTAGGGTCTTCACAACGAATCATTTTGTTTAGATTAGGTGACCACTGTTTCACATCGTAATGATGTAACTGTTGAAAGTCTTTATCGCCTGATACAATGAGTACAGGTTCTGTTGCATGTTTAACTAATATTGCAATGATGTCATCCGCTTCACACTTCTCTACGTACATATACCTGTAAGGAAAGTTATCTCTAATCTCTTCCTTTACTTTCTGTAGTGTGTCAAACAACATACCCCAATCCATATCAGATGCATCACGTGTCTTCTTACGATTCGCTTTGTATAGTGGATAGAAGTCTTTTCTCCATGTATGGGAAGCATCTGTACAAAGAACAATCTCTCCGTACTCTCGTGCATATTTCTTTTGATAGTTTCGCACTGAGTTTAGAATCATATGTCTTAACATATCTTCTGAAACTTCTCCACCATTCATTTTGAGTTGTGCCATTAGACCAGCAATGATGGTCTGTGTAAAGTCTATAAGTATCATTTAATCACTTTTAATAATAATGTATTTTTGGTAATGAGCGGGTTTCCGTCTTTCAACTTAGACCTAGGGATTTCATCAATGAAACCTTTCGCAATTATATTACCACCTTTAACTAGCCTATCAAGTAACTTGCTATCTGTCAAGGTCTTTTCTGAACATTTATCAAAATCAATAATCTTAGAACCTTTGACTTTGAGTCCATACCCCTCGAAGGCAGTAAACTTTTTACTTGAAGTGTTATAAGTGTATAATCCTTTTGCTCTTATAATCTCTACTGGTTCGATACTCTTGTAACTCTCCCACTGTTTTAAGTAGGGTAGTTTCTTAACCATCTGTTCGGGTGTTTGTGGTTTTCTTGGTTTACGAACTGGTGTGTATTCATCGCAAAATCTTTGAATGTCTTCTTCAATTTTATCTAACCACTTAATAAACTTTTTCTTTTGAGCGGCGGTGAAGAAATCATATCCTTCATCTAATTGGTCATCACCTTCTACATTCTTTAACTCTAAGGTCAAATCATTTGTAAGACCTTTCATGTAGGCGACAACCTTTCCACTATACTCTAGTTGTTGCAAGTACTTGTACATACTGAATGAGTTCTTGCCATTCTCTAGGTATTTGTCGATTTGAAATTCTACTTCATCAAAAGCATCTAGTGCTTTCATTCGCATTCTTTCTTGTACAGATATTTTATTTGTTTGTGTCATAATGAAGAGTATACTATTAAGTGACTACCATTGTCAAGTGATTAATCTGAAATATCTTTGCCTTTGTTTGTTAGCATGAATTTTCTTGAACAATTAATCATAACATTTGCACGAGACATGAAGTCTCGGTTTATGAGAAGAGGAATACTGCCTCTTGAATCTAATGACACTTCAGTGTCTTTGTATACAGTGTTTAGAAACTCTATATCCATTAACACTACTGGTCTTGTCTCAGCAGGTTTTTGTAATGTGACACTTCTATGTAATGGTTTAGTATGTGTCTGACCATTTAGTTTCCATGTGACTTTCTTGTTTTTAATCTCTACATCTTCTGCATGTAAAGAACATACTGAAGTAGAGTTTCCTGTATCCAACTTACCAGTCATCTCTTGACCGTCAACTATAAAGGACTCTAACACTCCACACTGTTTAGGTTCCTTTCTCCACGTGTCTCTGTCGAAGTAAAGTTTAAGAACCATTTTAGTAATGTCTTCTTCGATTGCTTCAGAGATTGCTTTACTACCAGCACTATGATTGACTTCAAGAATATAAGGTGCATCTTTATCTCTCTTATTAGCAGGAATGTAATCCACTCCAACCCATTGACCGTTCACACCTTTTGCAGCTTTAAGACATTCTTCTTTTTCCAGTTCAGTCATTTCAATCAACTCAACTGTTGCACCTTGTGATGCATTACTTCTGAAGTCGTCTGTAATCTTATTACGTTTCATTGCACCAACAATTTCTTGGTTCACTATCACGCACCTTACGTCATAGTCGGACTCAATGTATTCTTGTAATAGAATATCAGTGTAGGGGTCAATCTTATAAATCAAACTAATCTGTGATTGTAAACTTCTTTCAGTTTCAATCAATAGCACACCAACACCTTTTGAACCACTAAGTGTTTTAAGTACCATTGGGAATTTATTATCTAGTGCTTCGTGGGCAGCATCAACTGCCTCGGGTGTATCGTTTGGAATCAATACAGTCTTAGGTTGGTTCATACCAATCTCTTGTAATCTTAGATAAGTTCTAAACTTATCACAACACACTTCGATACACTCACGTGTGTTATTACATGGGATACCATATCTCTCTATCTGAGAAATCAAATCCATGTAGGAATCTTTCTTAGTGACATCACCACGAATGAAAACGATTGTATCCTCGTCTAATTCAAAACCCTTGTCATCGCCTTCGTTATGAATTGTAATCTTACCATCGTCTTCTCTGATAATGTAAGCACCATTAATTCTACAGTTGTAGCATTCTATTCCTAACTTTTCTGCCTTGGATACTAGTTTTGCAGAAGTGCCATCCCGAGCAATTTTCTTAGGACGCTCGACAAGGACTACCAAACGATATGGTTTTTTATTATCCTCATCTCTTGCTTCTGTTATTTCGTTAAATGATTTCATCTAATATCTTTTCCGATTTTTTCTTATGTAGTGCAACGAAGTGTTCAGCATCAATCACCACTAATGGTTTACTTCTATTTCTTTTAATCACAACTAGGGGTTCGTGCTTACCACAATTACTTTCTGCTTGTTCGTATGCTTTCCATACGTTTACTGCTTCTTGGTTCTTGCACTCAATACTGTATGGGAACTTCTCTCGTGACTCACGTCCCATTATAATATCTTCCCCTTGTGAACCCATAGGTCTAGACTCTAAATCATCTTCATGAAGGTCTAGTGTATCCACCATTAACTTTGCAAACCACTGTTGTAGTTTTCTTCCTTTAGCTTTTGCTGATGATGTCTTCATTAAATGTAATACTCACTCCACAACCACAACTGGCTTCTTCATTAGGATTCTGAAACGTAAACGTTTCATTCAATCCTTGTTTTTCATAATCTAATGTCATTCCATTTAAAAATGGTTGACTCATTGTATCTATCAAAAATTTAAACTTACCGTAATCTATTTCTAGGTCACCGTCTTTATATTCGTCTCTGATAAAGACATATTCGTATCCGCTACATCCACCGCCAGTAACTCCAAGTCTAACTTTGTCAACTTGTTTTTCGATAAGTTTTTGTATGGCAATATCCGTTACTTCAATCATTAAAATATTTAGGCTATCTCGCTCTTATTCGCCTTAATAATTTCACTCATGTTTTTATGATGTAATGATTCATACGGAATGTGTATATCTTCGTCTTCGGGAACATATAAAAAATTAATCTCTGACTTGTTACAAGTATTGATTGCATCTTCAATAGTTTCAACTAATGGTTCACCACCTAAGTTAAATGAAGTGTTAAAGATAACTGGTACACCAGTCGCTTCATACATCTTCTCAATAAGGTCATAGTAGTTCTTGTTCTGTTCACGTGTAACAGTTTGAATTCTACATGTACCATCTGCGTGTACTAGTGTTGGGATGTCTTTGTATGCTTTGTCTTTTGCTTTGATAGCGAATGACATCCATGGGGATTCTTGCAACTGCAACATCTCAAAATACTCTTCAGCATGTTCTAACATGATGCTTCCAGCGAAAGGTCGATAGTACTCACGCCTCTTGACGTTGTTGACGATTTGTTTTGCTTCGGGATGTCTAGGGTCAAACATAATAGACCTGTTGCCTAGAGCACGTGGGCCCCATTCTGATTCACCTTGGAAGATGGCGACAATTTGTGCCTTGCCGACTATAAGGTCGATGACCTCATCTAAATCTCTAATAATTGCTGTCTTCATAATTAATCCTCTATTACTGTTTCTAAATCGGCAGTTGTATCGCCCAATCCATCATTTGTTACTAATCCTAACTGTTCGTGTCTCAAGTGTTCTTCTAACCAAAGAGCAGCACCTGTTGCTGTACCACCATCATGTGGGATAGGGTCAACAAAGAATTGATGGTCGGGATACTTTTCTAAGTACTTGTAATTGTTTGTACAGTTCAAAGAATACCCACCACTCAACACTATGTTCTTACACTTCGGGAACATCTCTATTGCTTTGTCAATTAGTTTACATGACTCCTCAAACGAAGTTCGTTCAACTAGTTGTGCAACTGAATATTTGTTGTGTACGTTAAACGTAGCATCTACTGGTGAGTACGATGCCATACCCATAACTTTACCAGCAGCACGTCCTTCTTCATCTGTTCCAAGAGCGGCACTAATATTACTAAAGTTCATACCACTAGATGGTTTAGATGTGAGAACATACTCTACTGGAGATGAATTAAAATTATCTTCCTTCTTGTTGATTGTCTTATCTTCTATAGTCCAAGTAGACTGCGACATCTCGTTCGGGAAATACTGTGTTTGCAAATCATCCATCATTCTAATGTTAGATAATTTCTGCCATTTAAGTTCACCCATTCTTGATGGGTCACTATAATAAATTGATTCAATTTCTTGATAGCCTGGATATTCATCATACAATGGTTGACCACCACCGCCATCCCACACTATAGTGATAGCACCTTTACCTTTATCAAAGAAAGGTGATAGAGCATATCCATTATATGCATGATACAGGTGATGATGTTCTCTTACAAAGTAACAAGCACGATTATCAAGTTGATGTTTACGAATTTGGTCGATGACATCATCATCTGCATTTTCGTTTTCATGTCTAAAGTCAATTGCTTTTTTACCCCACTTCTCTTGCAACTCTTCTAGACGTGATTCACCTAATGGAGACGCTTGTAAGTCTTGCAAAAATTCTCTTGTCTTCAATCTATCTAATTGAATAGAGTGTTTGTTGGAAGGGTGTTTTGTATCGGGGGTGATTGTAACAGCACAATTTCGTCTATCAAAAGAGGCGAATATAATTTCATCCCAGTCATGGACATCTCCAGCACGAACATCTATGCTGTCGAACAGACACGTCTCATCATTGTCGGGGTCGAAATCGGGACACCAGTACTTATCTCTGCGGTATCTTGCCTCATCAAACGAACCAGTTACCTTAGTCCCTTCCACGGTACCAACGGCGGCATCGTGTGAAATATTAATTCCAAGTATTTTTTTCATTATTAATCCTGTTGTTATTTGTCTAGGTCACTTCCGTAAAGTGCTTCTAAACGTTCAATTGTTAAAACTTCTGAGTCTAGTAGGTCTTGTAACATTTTCTGTCTACCACTGTGTTCGCCACTTTTGTAACTGAAGAACACACATGATGCAATAAACACTATGTGTACAAGTATTAATTCTGTTCCCATTTTTATTTCTCCTTAAAATATTCTTCGATATGTCTACCAGCGAGTACTACGATGGATGACCATACAAAGAGATTGACTAACACAGACATAATTGTCCATGGTAGTGTAAAGATAGTTGTCAATAGTTCCATAATCAAACTCCTAGCATTGCTCTTGTTAGATTATTTATAAGGAACAAAAGGCCCACTCCATTTAATAAAATCAATGCCCTATCTTTCCAAAGCACTGAAACTATTAACCATAGAAAAATACCAACAATGGAAAGACTCAAATCATACATTTGTAATTCGGGTATTCCACGGATTGACATTGCAACTAAAACAAAAGCAGATGCAACCCACTTCACATACCAATCAAGAGTATACTTAGGGGTTGCACTTTTAAATATTCGTTTTGAATTCTGAAGTTCTTCTTCGTTGAATTCAACCATCGTCTTATCTCCAGTCTGGGCCAACACCCCATACTACTAGTGAACTACGTGAACCTCTAGTAACAGGTGTAACACAATGTCTAAGGAATGATGGGAAGAATATTACTGTTCCCTGTTGTCTCATTGCCTCTGTCATGTGTGGGTCTTGTGCCATACGAGCATCATCACCAACTAACAAGTTCCCACCTTCATATTTACTAGGGTCTGTTAACTGAATACTTGCACTGAGTTTGCGGTCATGACGTGTACCCATACCACCTAGGTATGAATCAATGTGCCAGTTATAGTGTTGGTCAGCACCACCACTAACATAATCGTAACGAGTGTACTGTGGAATTTCAATGTTTTCCAAATCAAATCCAAAGGTATACATGTTTGTCATTTTCATTTGGTGTAACACTTCATTAAACATTTGATTAGAATAATCACATGACACTTCCATCCAAGCAGTTGTACAGTTTCTTATTTCTTCGTTGATTTGACCTCGTTCTTCTTGTCCTTGTTGGTATCCGACACTTCCTTGTCCGATTGATGGATGCTTCTCCATGTACGAAACAAGTTCATCACACCACTCTGGCGAAAAAACGTTATTAATGATTTCGATATCTCTAACTCTGGCGGGTGGTTCAGACGGTCTTTGTTCTTCTGCCATTTGTCCAGTTGACTCAACTTCATTAACAATCTTGGGTTCTTGATATTGTGTCGATTGCGGTTCTTCATTTTGTGAACCTCCAATTGATACAACGTTAGGGTTTGGTATATTAAATTTCATAATATTCTCCTAGTTATATTTTAATAAGAAAAGAACCGTCACTAAATTTCTGTTTCGTCTTTTCGGGAAACGCCTCGTCAATAGCGGAGACAACGCCAGGCCATTCATTTGTATAATCATGACCACCAATAAAAGATATAGTATCTTTTTTAAGTTTGTTAAAGTAATTATTTATATCTGCTTTGACACCTTCATAAGAATGGTCACCATCAATATAAATAAAATCTATTGAATTATTATAAAAAATACTATGTACGGTTTTACTGTCACCTCTTAAGTATTTAATATTATTAAAAATAGTTGTATCGTATGCAGGTTCTTTAAATGCAATATCGATTGTTGTTATCTGTTTAAATAAACCACTCATGGCAAAGAGTGCTGTACTCTCACCACGATTAGTTCCTATCTCAATCATAGATGCATTCTTTACACCTT